ATAATCAAGCTCTTGTGTACCTTTGCATATATTAAATATTGTACATCTATGGTAGATAAATTATTACAATCACTCAAAACCAAGTATGCGCACTTGGGGTTAGAGGAATCAGTTTTAAAAGCAATTGCTACTCGTTTAGCAAATGCGGTTAAAGACGATACGGAAATCGAAAATGCTGTTAAAGGTGTTGAGGAAGAAGTCAAGCTATTGCAATCAGTAGCCGACAAAGGGCGCACAAGCCTTACAAAAGCTGAGGAAGCTCGCAAGAAATTAGAGAAAGAACTCGAACAAGAGAGGGCTAAATCTAATCCAAATCCTCAAAACCCGCTTGCTCCCTCCACAGAACCAAAACCTGATGAAATGCCAGAGTGGGCAAAAAACATTTTAGAAGCTGTTACTAATCAAGGTAAGGCTATTCAAGCCTTTCAAGAAGAGAAGCAACAACAAAGTGCTAAGGAGCGTTTCCTAAACCAACTCAAAACGCAGGGGGTTTCCGAACCATTCTACAAACATCACTTAGGGCGTACTTTCAAAGACGATACCGAAATGGACGCCTTTGTCAGCGAACTAAAAGCTGATGAACAAGCATTTTTGCAAACTCAAGCTAATACAGGGCTTTCCAATCTATCAGGTTCAGTATTAGGTGGAGGAACAGATAACAACGGAGTATCCGCTGATGTACAAGCGTATATTAACAATAATTTAAAAAAAGAGTAAACACTTATGAATGAAGTTAAAATTTCAGAAAAAGCAGGTCGCCAAATAGTTGTATTTGACCAGTTGGACGTTACCTATCCTGGCGGGGTGCATATAGACCCTACCACTGCTAAGGCTCGCTTTACCGATGGCGTTATTCCAGCAGGTACACTCGTAATGCCTCATACTGAAGGCTCTTTCAAGGTTGTGAACGAAACCCTTTCACAAGCCAATACTGCAGGAGCATTAGGGCTAACCGCTCACGATGTAGTCATTGATGATATGCCACTTGTAGCGGTCGTAATGGCAGGAACAGCACGCAAAGAGGCGCTACCTGACAAAGAAAAGGCAGGGGTAGCATTCCTACGTACCGCTTTGCCTCGTATCTCATTTATTTAATAACCTTTTAAAAAATTAAAAGCATATGAATATTAATGCAAACAACATTATTCCTGAGTTCTCTCAGGCTAATATGAATGCTATTATTCAAGCCTATCCATTAGGAGATTTACGTTATCGTGAGTATTTTCCTTTGGAGTTCAATCCTAACCTTACTTATTCAAATATTGAGGGGGCTGATGGGGCTAAGATAATGGCGGACATTGTAGCGATTGGCTCAAAAGCACCTCGTAAAGGGCGTGATTTTGTAGAAAACATCAAAGGGGAAATCCCAAAGATAGAAATCGCTCGTGATTTGAATGAAAGAGACCTTTTAACTATTCAGCAACTCCGTAATTCAGTAGCTACTTATCCTACGAATGCAGGTATCAAAGCTCAGCTTATTCGTAAGATATACGAAGACCCTCAATTTTGTATAGATGGGGTCAATGCTCGTATGGAGTGGATGGCAAAACAACTTGTTTCTACGGGTAAATACAAAACTACCACTAACAATAATGGAGGGGTTGTGAATGTATCGGTAGATTTCAAAGTAAAAACACAAAATGCAATAAAAAAATGGGCTGATGCAGATGCAAACCCAGTAGAAGAAATCGAAAAATACCAAGAGGAAGCCAAAGGCAAAGGGTATAGTTATACTACTATCACTATGAGCCGTGCGACTCTTAATCAGGTATTGAAGAACAAAAATACACGTGCTTTTGTGTTAGGCGTTCCTATCAACGCTACTACCATTTTACCTGATGTACGTTTGGAACAACTTAATGCTGAACTTGTTGAACGAGGATTGCCTATTATCAAAGTATGGGAGTCTTATGTAAGTGTGGAGGGTAAAAATGGAGAGATAACTGTAGCTAATGGTTGGGAAGAGGGTAACGTTTTATTCTCTACTTCAGCATTGTTGGGTACTACTCAATATACTACTACTCCTGAATTTACAATGAGCTTTGCCGACGTGATGAGTAAGTCTGTAAAAGATAACTTTATTTTGGTAAATACTTTTGGTCATCAAGACCCTATATTAGTATCTACCAAAGCTACAGCGTTCGCTACTCCTGTATTGAACGATAGTAAACGTAAACTTATCATCAAAACAAAGTTCTAAAATGACAGCGCAAGCGTATATTGATGAAAAACTTAAACTCTGGAATGTAGAATACCCCACAACTCTACTCATTGCAGAAATGCAACGGGTAGGTTTGGGGCTTTCTGATGAGTTCAATGAGGAGAACGAACGAAAGACAAAAATGTTTTTCTACAATCTCATTCCTGAACTCTTATTGCGTCCGGTGTCCTTTTCTGAGGGTGGTTTATCTTTTTCTTATGATAAATCAGCTATTACAGCCTTTTACAATTTGCTTTGTAAGCAGTTAGGTAGAGTCAATTTATTAGAGGAAAAAGCTACTGTAAGAGATATTACCCACTTATTCTAAAATACTGCAAGGAAATGAAAATATACCCATACCTATTAAAGGTGAAAGCATCTCAAGAGCCTACTATCAATGATGATGGTATACCTACCTATCCTACTGACCCTATCGAGTGGCAAGAAATAGGTATTTGCCGTGATGAGATAGCAGGAGCGGGGCAAAAGATAAGCAAAGTAGACGGACAAATATTTGAATGTACTGCTACTATCTATGCTCCTAAAGATACACCAAAAATAGAAGCGGGTACAACCTTGCAAGTAGTAGATACAGAGGGGAATATTCGCATCGAAAAGCAAGTAATTCGATTTTCAAGAGATTATTTCCATTGCCGTATATTCGTATGATAACACCACAATTTAACTCGAATGATATAGAACGTATATTGCGTGAGAAAATAGAAAAATATCACCAAAAAGTAATACGTATCCTTCGTATTGTAGGAGAAAAGTGTATCAACGAAGCACGAACAAATGGAAGCTATCAAGACCAAACGGGCAACCTTCGTTCCTCAATAGGTTATGTAGTACTACAAGATGGCAAACCTATTGAAAAAGGAGGCTTTCAGCTTACAAAATCAGGAGGTAATGGACAAAAAGAGGGTGAAACGTTTATCAATAAAGTAATATCTCAATATCCAAGGGGTTTTGTATTGGTAGTAGTAGCAGGAATGAAGTATGCAAGCTATGTAGAAGCTCGTAATTACAATGTACTTTCATCAGCTGAATTATTAGCCGAAAAAGAAGTTCCAAAACTATTAAAAGCATTATCGCAATGAAAAAAACAGCATCGCAAGTAGAAGCCGATATATACAAGCACTTTAAGGATAAGGTAAATACTCTTATCAATGGACAAACTTACCGCTCAGGTGTACGACCTTTGGACTCTCAAAAAGAGGATTGTGTAATCTCTTTCCTTACGGGCTTAGATGGTCAATACCAAACAGGGGTAATTAACATCAATATATTTGTTCCTAAGGTAAAGAACAACGATAATCAGTATAGGAAAAACTTTGTACGTTGTGAAGCTATTGAGGGTGCTTTAATGCCTATCATTGAAGAAGCTAAAACAGCCCTACACAATTACAAGTTACAACTTCATCAGATGATACAAACCTTTGAGGATACAGATATTAAGCAGTTTTTCATCAACGCAAAAGTAAAATTTAGATATAACACATTTAACGGGTAGCACCCGTAAGCAATTAATCATTAACAATTAATCTTTTATATTATGGCATATACAGATAACAACGCCACCGCTTGGGGAGAAATAGAATTTAAATTCGCTACTGCTGGTGCAGGTGGAGCGATGGGGACACCTCTTAAAACATTGGGGGTTGTAAAAGATGATAGCGGTTATTCCATCGAAAAAGAAGATGGAAAAGAATATAAGTGGACTGCTATTGGAGGGAAGGTTATTGACCAGATGAAAGGAGAACCTACCTACAAGATTAAACTTGTAGTTAAGAACCTTAATAAGGCTCTACTCTCTGAAATTTGGGATGTAACAGAGACAGGGGATAAACTTGCAGTTAATTCTTTTTCTTCTACTAAGAAATTCTCAGTAGCTATTGTTCCTAAAAATTCAGGAGCTGAAAAATTGGAAATTCCTTACTGCTCTATCAGTGGAGGATTTATATACAGCACCGATTCAGGGTATGAAGTTGAGCTTGAAATCACCATCCTTAGTCCTGGTGCTGGTAAACCTTATTTCACTATCGAAAAAGTAGCATAATTATGGAGGAAAAAGTAGCACAAACCCTACTTGAAGAACCTACAACAGTAACCATTGGGGGCGAAGCGTATCAAGTCGCTCCGCCCTCTATTTTTACCCTTGTAAGGGCTTCTAAGTACATCAGTAAAATACCCACTGACACTATTAGTGAGGGGAATATATTCGGTTCAATTATACACAACGCTGAAGAATATGAGAATATAGCTTGGGCTATATCAGTAATTGTATTAGGTAATGATTTTACCGAAGTAGAAACTTATCCTAAATGGCAGTTTTTGAAAAGAAAAAAGAGTGTAACCAAAGGTGAAAACCTCTTTAAAAAACTAATGAAAACTCCTATTACAGAAGTAACAGATGCTTTTTTTAAAGTGTTAGGGCTAATAGATATACGCGCTTTTTTTGTCATTACCACTTCCCTCAAAGGAATGATGATAACCAAGCCAACGAAGGAAGTGGAGACCGAAACGACAGCATCTGGGGACTTGTAGGTTCATTTGCTAAACAGTACAGGCTTCCTTTTGATTATGTACTGAAAAAAATGAGTTATGCGAATGTAATGCTTTATAGTGCTGTTATCCCCTCTTATGATTATGACAAGGATAAAGACACTAAAAAAGCACCTCAGAAATCAGAAAAACGTACCAATTATGGGGATTTTCTCAAAGGAATAAAACAATTCACCCAATAATGCGAGATTTACCTATAATCTCGCATTATTACTTAAAAAACTAAATAGTATGCAAACCAATGATGGAGCTTTATTATTTCAAGTAAGAGCCGACCAATCACAGATACAAAGAGATATTGAGGCTATTAAAAAGCAATTTGAGCAAATGACAAATAAAGCCGTTGAAGAGGGCAAAAAGCAAGCTGATGTATGGCAAAACCTCCTCAAAGGTGCAACTGCTTATTTTACACTACAAGGGGCGCAATCCTTCATTAGTCAAATGATAGCTGTACGTTCACAATTTCAACAGCTTGAAATATCTTTTGGGACGATGTTAAAGAGCAAGGAGAAAGCTAATGCCTTAATGGCGCAAATGGCAGACCTTGCATCTAAAACTCCTTTTGGATTAGAAGAAGTATCTGAAGGAGCGAAACGATTACTTGCCTTTCAAGTGCCTGCAGAGGAAGTTACTGAAACACTTAGACGTATGGGTGATGTAGCTTCAGGGGTAGGTGTTCCTATGGGACAACTCATTCACGTGTATGGGCAGGTAAAAGCGCAAGGGCGTTTATTCGCTAATGATTTGTATCAGTTTATGAATGCAGGTATTCCTATTATAGCCGAATTGAGTAAGGTCGTAGGCAAGAGCGAAACCGAAATCAAAGATATGGTTAGCGCAGGCAAAATAGGCTTTCCTGAGGTGCAAGCAGTTATCAAGAATATGACTGATGAGGGAGGACTGTTTTTTAATCTAATGGCAGAACAAAGTAAGTCATTAGGAGGTCAAATATCCAATCTCAAAGACAACTTTGACCAAATGCTCAATGAGATAGGAAAATCAAGTGAGGGTATTGTTTCAGAAGCAATAAAAGGAGTGTCTTTTTTGGTAGAAAACTATCAAACATTAGGCAAAATTATAGCTGGGCTTATTGTTACTTATGGGACTTATAAGACGGCAATAATTGTACATAATGCTCTTATTGCTCTGAATACTCAACTTACTAATGGCTGGACGATTGCTCAACTCGCACAATATAGAGGGCTTTTGTTGTTAGAAAAGGCTCAAAAACTTCTTAATGCTACTATGCTTGCTAATCCTTATGTATTGGTAGCTACTGCTGTAGTGGGGTTAGGTGTAGCCCTTTGGACTCTAAAGGATAACACTAATTTAGCCCAAAAAGCACAAGAAGATTATAATAAGGAGAAAGAACAAATCATAGATAATGAAAAAGCTCATAAACAACGTATTGATGAGCTTATAGAAAGTGTTAATAATCAAGCATTAGCGGATACAGACAGGCAAAAGGCTCTTATAGCTTTGCAAAAGGAATATCCAAAAATATTTGAAAAATATGACATTGAGACTTTAAAACTTGCTGATATACTCAAACTTAAAAAGGAGATAGCTAAAATAGATGAGGAAAAAGGGAAGGAGTCTCGAAAAAATAGCCAGCAGAGGTATAAGAATAATGCAGATACTTTATTAAAGATAGGTAAAGGAGAAATAAAAGGAGGTTTTGATGCTATAGTGAAAAACTCAGACCTTGATAAAGATATATCAAAAGCTTTTGGTAAGTATTGGCGTTATAATCCTATGTTGGATTTTAGAGAAATTTATCAATATTTTGTTGAAAAAGAGAAAGTCGCAAAGAACGATGTTAAGGGGGATGCTGTAGCTTCTTGGGCATCGAATCTTAAGAACCTATCAGAGGAGCAGGTAAAGAAAGAATTAGAGCATAGGCAGAAACTCATTGCGGACTTGCAAAAGCAAAAGAAAGCAGGTAACAAATGGGCTTCACACGGGGTTAATTTTGGAGGTGATTGGTTTGCTTTCAATGAAGAGGAACTACAGGCACAATCGAAGACCTTGCAGGCTCAATTGGATAGGTTACACGAAAAAAAATATGAGTATAAAGATCTTACTAAGGAATATACACAAGCCGTTAAGGACGCAGAGAAGGCTTTGGATAATATAAAGAACGGAGGACTAGGAGAACTCAAAAAAGAAGAATTTGAAAAAGCTATTAAAGATGCTGAAGAAAAATTAGAAAACGCAAAGAAAACATTAGAGAAACACAAAACAAGTTTAAATAAAAAAGCCCCTGCAACCTCTAAAAAGGAAGCACTCCCAGAGTTCGATACAGAAAAAGCCCAAAGAGAGCATCAGCGACAAATTCAAGATGACCTATTTAGACAAGAAGAAGCACGCATTAAAATAATGCAAGACGGGGCGGACAAACGCCTTGCTATCATACAATTAGAGTACGACAAGCAAGAAGAGGAAATTAGAAGGCGTTCAGAAGACCAGTTAGCCGCATTCATCGAAACCGAAAAACAAAAAGCTGAAGCACAAGGCAAATGGAAAAAAGGACAAGATTTTGACACCAATACCGAAGCCATCAATGCTGAAAAAGCCCGCCTTGCTGAAAATGAAAAAGTGCTTTTAGCTGATAATGCTGAGTACCAACTCATCCAACAGGAACAATTATATAAAGACTTATTAGAAAAGTACCAAACCTATACAGACCAACGTAAAGCTATTGAGGAGAAATATAATGCTGATATTACCGCACTACAAGCCAAGTTAGGTGCAGATGCTCCACAAGTGAAGAAAGCGCAAGACGAAAAAGCCCGTGAGCTTAAGAAACTGGATATACTCTACAAGAAAGAAAGTACAGCCATTGCGAAGTTGTTTGACAACCTACGTAAAAAGACTGTTAAGGAGATACGAGAGACTATTTTAGAAGCAGAAGCTGAGATTGATGAATTGGCAAAGGTGCTAAATATGGACGACAACGCCAATGTAGAGTTTATAACCAATCTCCGTCAGCAATTAGAACAAGCAAGAGATACAGCAGAACGTAGTGATACTGCCTTTGGTAAACTTGGTACAAGCATCAAAAATTTATTCAAATCCAAGCCTAACACTGCTGAATGGCAGGAATCATTTAATGGTATGATTTCCTCAGCTCAAGCTATTACAGGTGAATTTGCTCAATTAGGACAAGAGTTTGAAAAGTTAGGACAGAGTACAGGAAATGAGAGCTTGAAGCGAATAGGGCAAACTATGCAAAATGTTAGTAATGTACTTAATAGGACTGCATCATTTGCTCAAATAGGAGGACAAATTGGAGGAGGTTGGGGAGCCGCTATTGGTGCTGTAGTAGGTCTTATAACTTCAGGATTTGAGAGTGCAGCTAAAGCTCGTATGGAACATGAAAAAAAATTACAAGAAATAGCTAACTCTAAGATAAAACAGCAAAGTGATTACAATAGGCTTTTGTATGAAGAGCGAATGTTACACAAGGAGAATACTTCTGTATTTGGGACAAAGGAGGTTGCTAATGCTCTGTACTACCTAACAGAATATAGAAACCAGTGGAACTCCTTACAGAAAGATATTACAAGCGGACTATCTGAAGAAAGAAGAAACTACCTCAAAGAACGAATGGAAAAAGGATTTAACCCTTTTTCAAAATCAAGTAAAAAAGAGTGGGAAGAAAAAGTATCTGAGTTAGTAGCAAAACAGAGCAAACTTCAAAATATAATGGTAGCAGATGGTAGCCATACTACAGGGGTTTTGTGGTGGAAAAAAGCTCATACAATTTGGAAAAGTATTATAGATCTACACCCTGATTTGATAAAAGCTAATGGTGAATTTGATGCTAATTTAGCTAAAAGTATTCTAAATAAAGAGTTTGGAGGTAATGGAAAACAAGCATTACAGGATATTATTGATAGTTATGAACGTGCTCAAGAAGCTCAAAAGAAATTTGATGAATATGTAAAAAATACTTTTGGAGAACTTGGCACTTCTGTGATTGATAGTGTTTATAACGCTCTTCAGAAAGGAGAAGATGCCTTTGAGAGTTTTGCTAAATCAGTAGGTAATGTAATAGGAAAATTAGGAAAACAATTAGCTTATGAACTATATGTTGCAGACGATTTTAAAAGGTTACAGGAAAAAATAACACAAGCAGAGAAGAATAATAATGGTAGCGAGGATTTTGCTCAAAAATCCTCTCAGATTGTGAGTGAATTTGGTAACGCAATGAAAAGTAAGGTTTCTGAAATGGAGACATTCCTTAAGCAATGGAATGAGATGGGCAAAGCAAATGGATTTGAGTTTCTAAATGAGCAACGCAAGGCTACAGAAAAAGGATATATGCGAATGAGTCAAGACACAGGAGACGATTTGTTAGGACAACATAGATTACAGACTCAACTAAGTGCTGAGATAAAGAATGTAATGTTACAAAGTGTCAAAGAGTTTGTTGAAATGCATAAGTTTATGCAAGGATCGTTCGCACAACAGCTAAGACACCTTGCAGGAATAGAAGCTAATACCTTTCAACTTCACGAAATGAAAAAGGATATTGCCAATATGAAAGCTGGTATAAATGAACTTACCACTAAAGGAATCAAGATAAGGTCATAAAAAAAGCCCCTTAATTGGGGCTTTTTTTTAATAACTTGTTATTGTTTTGTAATATATTTTGTCATTATAAGAATATTTCCACTTGTAGATAAGGAATAAGGAAGTTGTCAATGGCATTCTATTTGTAGAGTATTCAACATCAGTGTCAAATGTATTATATTCTATTGTTGTTAAAGATGTGTTTGTATAAGCGTCGATTACTTCTAATGATATTACCTTTATCTTTTCTCCTGTTTCATTGGAAAAAGAGCTCCTTAACTCCTTAAAAACTCCTGAATCTGTAAAAAAAGTTGCTGTTGAACGATCTAACTTAATTAAATCTTCTAAATTTCTAACAGATAAAATTTGAATTTCTACATACCCACCATTAGAATTTGTCCCTTTTATAGAAATTGGCGTTTCAGTTGTTTTAATTCCTATTAATTTATTGTTGTTTATAGAAATAAATTCTGTATTAGGAACCTCCCAATTAATATCTACATTGTTAGAAGATGATTCTAATTCTAAATTCACTACCTGATCTTTAAATATATTTCCCATATATTTAAAATGTTCATCTGTTTCATATTTCAAATTAGACCATTTTTCTGGAAAAGATTTTAGTTTAATAATATCCTTAACAGTAACCACACATTCTGCTTTTAGACTCCCAATAGAAACAGATATGATACAATCTCCACTAGCTTTTCCTTTAACATTACCATTAGATACAGTAGCTATATTTTCATTGTTTGAAGTCCATACAACATCTTCACTAAAATCTTCAGGGGTAACAGAAAATTCGATACTTTTTTCTTTTCCTAAGGGAACAAATATCTTTTCTTTTAATGTTATTTTTTCTGCACTAACTGCTATAACATCAATTTCTATTTTCTTTTCTATAACTTTCTGTGAATCTGTTGCTTGAATAATTAGATTAGTAGTTCCCTTCTTTAGACCAACAATCTCACAAATTTCTCCACGAACACTAAAAAAACGAGCTATATTTGTATTTTCTATGTCCAATTTACTAATACGCCAACCCTGTTCTTTAATATTTATAGATATGGATGATATATCCCTACACTTAATAGACATCCTTTCCACAGAGGTATTAATTGTTGGTGATATATCTTTTGCTTTTGGAACTTCCTTATCCTCGCTTTTGGAGCACCCAAAAACAATTAACCCAACGAGGATCATTAGTATTTTTTTCATGTGTTATAAAATATTAGGTTATTAAATTAGCCACAAAATTAAGAAATTATAAAGAAATAAGAAAGAAATTTAACGTTTTAAAAATAACACACATTTTTAAACAAGGATTATTGATAACTTAGCGAGAAAATTATATACAATTTCATATAAAAATTATATATTTGCGCTTATCAAAAACCTAACGAAAATGAAAGTTAATCACAATCAGCTAACCCTTGCAAGGGAATACAGAGGGCTGACGCAAATAGAATTGTCAAAAGCGGTGCAAGGGCTTTCACAATCTAATTTATCCAAGTTTGAAAAAGGACTTGGTGGACTATCCGATGAGATTTTGGAAAAAATATTTAATGTGTTGCAATTTCCTAAGGAGTTTTTTGAACGCAAAATATCAGTAGAATTAGAAACAGCTAACTATCATAAAAAAAACACCATTCCAAAATCAATTATTCAAGAATTTGAAACATCTTGTACATTCATCGGTTATATTATTGACGAAATGTCAAATTCTATTGATTATCCCGATTTCTCACTTAAAACCTTAGATATTGAAGACGGATATACTCCAGAAGAGATTGCTCAATTCACACGTAAGAATTTTAGAATATTCAACAATGAACCTATTGAGGATATTTTTAGAATTATAGAGGATAAAGGAATTATCATTTATGAACTAAATGCTAATGAAAAGTTTGATGGTATATCGTTATTTACTAAAAAAGGATTTCCAGTAATAGTGTTGAATAAAAGACTTCCTAATGATAGGAAACGCTTTACATTAGCCCACGAATTAGGGCATTTGATAATGCACACAGCTTTCCCAGTGCCAAACATTAGAGACAAAGAGCAAGAAGCTAACGATTTTGCTTCCGAATTTCTAATGCCTGAAAGAGCGATAAGGAACTCATTAGAGGGTCTCAAACTTTCAAGTCTAAGTGCATTAAAAAGCTATTGGCTAACCTCAAAGGCTTCAATTATCAGGCGTGCATACTCATTAGGAGTTATTAATCAAGATAAATATAAATATTTCAATATTGAACTAAGTAGAATAGGAGATAAAAAAAATGAAAAAGGCAGTGTAAGCATAGACGAGGCTATAACGTTTGATATGGCTGTAAAATTACACTTAAAAGAACTTGAGTACACTTATAATGATTTAGCAAATGCTTTCGCTCTTCCTGAAGATATTATTCAGAAATATGTATTAAAGCAAAATCTATTAGTAAAACCAAAAATAGCTATAAACTAAAAAAAGCCCCAATTAAGGGGCTTTTATTATTTAGTTTGAACTCTTAACCTTACTATAAAACAAAGTGCATAAATTTTTAAATACATTAAATGTAAACCCTATATAAAATGGGTTGTTTTTATCAGGATTAGCAAAAACAAAAACACTTCCTTCGGAACTAACAGGAACATATCTTTCACCTAAATACTTAATTGCATCATCTCTGTATTTCCCATTGAAAGCAAATGCTATCATTATATTTTTTAGCTTGTTATCCTCAAAAGAATATATAATCTTATAAAATTCTTGTATGTCTCTTGCGTCTCCAAAATTGTATGTGTATGTGTTTTCATCGATTTTCTCAAAAACACCACTTTTCATATATTTTTTTACATCTTCTTTTGATGCATTAAAATCTAAAAGAGGATTGTAGAATAAATCATACTTAGGTATAATTGTAACTTTTACCTTTTCAGTATTAACACCATTTGTAATAGTTAATTCAGCATTTCCTACAAATATACCTTTTACAACTCCATCTTCAGAAACAGAAGCGTGTAACTCTCCTTTTGGGAAAGAGTATGTTATCTTTCTATTAGACGTGGCGTTTACATTTTTTTCTTCATTTCTGTATAGAGATATTTCCTTATTTTGAATATTCAATACCGGATTTTCTTCCTCTTTACTTTCCTTTGAACAACTTGCAATAGCGAGTACTGCCATTAATAATAATAAAATTCTTTTCATATGTTATAAAATATAAATTATTCAATTAAGGAACAAAATTAAGAAATTATAAACGTTTTAAAAAACAATTTAACATAAAAAAGAATTTTAATGTTTATTTTTATAATATAACTCCCAATGGTCTAAAAGTTTTTGAGCGTGTTCTTTTGGTGTTACTTTTATATATTTTAAAAAACTTGCTTCTGTAGTGTGTCCTGTTATTTTCATTATAGAAAGTGTAGGGAAATTCATTAAATAAAGATTGGTAGCAAAAGAGCGCCTACAAGTATGAGAACTTATTAGTTGCCATTTTTCATATACTCCTTTTTCTTTACGTCGTGTTTTAGGGTTCATTAATGTGCCTTCAATAGGTTGTGTTAATCCTATAATTTTACCTATTTGTTTAATTAAAAAATTAAATTCTATTTCAGATAAAGGTGAAGGCATACCTCGTTTTTTTATTATTTCTTTTATATGGTGATGTAAAGGAATGACAACCTTTGCCCCAGATGTGTTGCGGGTCTTTTTGGGTTCTACTTCTATAAATTTACTTTCGGGGTTAATGGTAGGTAAATGCATAAAATCAGAAACTCTCAACCCTGTCCAAACACCTATAATCATTAAATCTCTTGCGTTTTCGAGATTTTTATTATCTGAGAAATCATAATTAAAAAGGGTTTCAATTTCACTTTCAGAAAGGACTACAGCTATAGTTTTTTCTTTCATTTTAGTAAAATCTTCCAAGTCTGAACTAATATTGTATCCTTGTTTTTTTGCTATTTTTAATAGAATTTTGATAATAGAAACATATTGTCCTATTGTATTAGGTGAGTTTTTGCGTACGGAATAGCAGTAATTAATAAAATTTGTATTTATAGAAGAGTTATATTCTTCTATTTTGATTCGTTTTTTTAAATGTTGCTCAAAATCGTTTAGGGTATTACAAGTTTGAGTATATTGATATATTATAGATTTTGTATATATTTTACCTGTATTTTGATTAATTTCTTTTCGATTATTTTGTATAAAATTATCAATAAAATCGGTAAAAAAAATGAATTCCTTTTGACATTTTTCGGGTTTAAATTGCTTGTCAAATGCTTTTTTCAGTTTTTCACGAGTAACTTTTTCGTTATTAAGTTTGAAATTATCCAAAATAGTAACTAAGAAGTCGTTATATTGCATTATATAAGTAGTGATTTTCCGAAGTCTTGCGCCATCTTGTCCTTTTTTATTTTTTGGAGCACGAGCGGAAAAATCCCAATCGGAAGGGTGTATTACTTCTCCTGTGGAATATTTAAATATTTTTTTTTCATCAGCGATGTAATACTGAATAATGATTATTGTTTCTTTGTCATTATTAGGTTCTTTTAGATAGAAAAACATATGAGATTTTAAATTTATAATTTTTAAAAATATATAAATTTTAAAATTATAAATAATCTTGAATGAAAAAATTAATTAATGTATAATTATAAAAAAGCTCTTATATAAGGGGTGATTAGTAGTGATATTACATATTAAAAACAGTAATAATATTATAAATTTCGCCATTACAAACTATTTTTAAATTCTTTTTCAAAGGTTATTTTAGTTATAAAGGGCTTATACTCTCTAAGATGTTGTAATATAAACTAACATACAAAAGTTTCTCCTATGCTTGGTATTATGTTAAAAATCTTTTCCATATCAGTTAAATTTAAACCAAAGTGATCCCATAGGGTTACTCCGTATTTATTTACAATGATAAATAAGTGTATCTATTTTGGTTAAGCCATATTCACTACCATCATTCCCATAAAAAAATAACTTTCCAACTAATTTTGTGGTATCTGTTTTGCATTTTGAAACTAAAAATACTGCTAATTCATCTTGTGGATAGTAGTCTAAATATTCTCTAGAATACCCACCGGGTCTTTCACTTTTTATAAAATTTTTCGTATTACCAGTATATCTATAAAACATTTTATAGCTTCCTCCCTCCCCCATTTTTTTATAACTTTCTATTAGGAAAAGACTTATTTCTTTTTTTAATAAAGAATCACTACTTGGAGGATTTTTTATTAAAAAAAGGCTTTTAATAGCTTTGGAATGTATAAATTCCATTTTTTTTTCTTCCTGACAGGAAAATAAAAACATTACCATAATAATTAAAATTATTTTTCTCATATTTTAAAATTTAGGGCTTCTCCACATTTTTTATTGTTCCTCTTCAACCCATTTATCTATCCTATGTTGTTTTTCTATTTTTTGTTGCTCTTCTCTTTCAGATTTCCCTTGTTGTAAATTTCCTATAAATTCTTTTTCAAAAGTTATTTTTGTCTTAAAAAGTCTAAAGCCTAATTAGATGTTATAGAGCCAACCAATAAGCAAAAATCTCTTTTTGGCAAAAAATAATACAACAAAATTATAAATAAAACTTAAATAATCAAACATTGATTATTCTGAAATTTAATTTTTATATTTAAAGTAATAATTAAAATCTGAAAAAGCTATTATTATAAAATTAAAAAATATTTTTTATTTTAGTATCTTTACTTTTTTCGTATCTTTGCCCCTTAAACATTATTATACTGAATATTAAACGAATGAAAAATATCCGTAATTTCTGCATTATTGCACATATTGACCACGGGAAGAGTACCCTTGCTGACCGCCTTCTCGACTTTACCCAAACCGTAACCGAACGCGAAAAACAAGACCAATTGCTAGATAATATGGACTTGGAGCGCGAGCGCGGCATCACTATCAAAAGCCACGCTATACAGATGGAGTACGTGTATAAAGGCGAAACTTATATCCTTAACCTTATCGATACCCCCGGTCACGTCGATTTCTCTTACGAAGTATCGCGTTCCATTGCTGCTTGCGAGGGGGCGTTACTGATAGTAGATGCAGCCCAAAGCATTCAGGCTCAGACGATTTCTAACCTGTACTTGGCTCTCGAAAACGACCTTGAAATCATACCCATACTCAATAAAATAGACCTACCCAGCGCTAACCCTGAGGAGGTGAAAGACGATATAGTAGATCTCCTCGGTTGTTCACCCGATGATATTATCCCTGCCAGCGGTAAGACCGGCTTGGGTGTAGAGGCTATTTTGGAGGCGATTATCGAGCGTATCCCTGCCCCTAAAGGCGACCCTAAAGCACCGCTGCAAGCCCTTATCTTCGACTCGGTGTACAACTCTTTCCGCGGGGTAGAGACTTACTTCCGTGTAATGAATGGAGAGATACGCAAGGGACAGAAAATCAAGTTTATGTCTAACGGCAAGACCTACGATGCTGACGAGGTAGGTACCCTCAAACTCAACCAAGTGCCTAAACAAGTGATTAGCGCTGGCGATGTGGGCTACCTTATCACCGGTATTAAAGATGCGCGCGAGGTGAAAGTGGGCGATACTATTACCTCGGCAGTAGACGGTTGTACAGAAGCTATTGATGGTTTTGAGAACGTAAAACCAATGGTATTTGCGGGGATTTATCCA